TGGATGGTCTATATAATCAACTTGGAAGACCAGAACAAGCTAGTGGTTATGATTTTGGTGAAGATGACGAAGGGGTTCTTGATAATTATAAAGAATTTGCACATGAAGTCGGATTAAGCCAACATCAAGCAGAAAGTGTTCTTGGTGCTTATGAGAGTATACAAGAAGAAGAAGCAGAAAATTTTCAACAAAGCATAAAGGATTTAGAAGTTAAGTCTACTATTGAATTGCAACGTGAATGGGGCAAGAATTTTGATGGTAATATGGATTATGCTAAAAGAGCTTATGCACAATTTGCTTCACCACAATTATCAGAGATTTTAGATAATACAGGTCTTGGGAATCACCCTGAAGTGATCAAGGCTTTTTCTAAAATTGGACAAATGTTAGGTGAAGAATCACTTGCGGTAGGGACAGGATTAGGTCGTAATCAAATGTCACCGCAATCTGCGCAGGAAGAGATTCAGGCTCTTTATAGTGATAAGGATTTTTCAAAGTCATATCGTGACAATACAGATCCTAATCATGCAACTGCGATGAAAAAAATGGATAGGTTGTTTAAAGCGGCATATCCATCTCAACAACGAGTAAGGTAGTTTCACCCCTTCATAGTGAAGGTAAAGCCGACACAAGAGGGAATAGGTAGACAAGCATATGCCCTATCGACATCCTCTTGAGACCCTTTATGGATAATCTCTAGGTTAGAGTGACTTTAATTTGTGCACATAGTGTGCATGAGATTTCTATAAAAGGTAAATTATGGCTAATTTTTATGACATTGAAACGTCGTATATACATCGCTATTCTGCTGATGTATTACATGCGCTTCAGCAAAAGACAACAAGGATTCGTAATTTCGTTACGAACAAACCAAATTGTCAGGGTGTCGCAGAGTTCATTGATAAGATCGGAACTAACGAAGCACTTGACAAAGTTGCTCGATTTGCAGATTCACCAGTACAAGCCATAGCCCATAAACGTAGGAGAGTATCAGCACAACCTAAAAATGCTGGATTCTTTGTAGAAGGTTTTGACACTCGTAGAATGAATTATGATGTGTTCCAGCCTTATGCAGAAGCTACTTCAATGGCTATGTCTCGGAAAATGGATGCAACTATCGTTGATGCCGCTTTTGGTTCAGCTTATGAATCAGATGGCGGAGCAATGGACGGAGCAACTGAGATCGTTTGGAATGATACAAACTTCCCTAAACAGTTTATTGGTAAAGACTACTCTGTTGGCACAGCAACAGTTGATATGAGTGGTATTGATAACACAGCATCTAATGCTAGGTCATTATCAATCGACAAACTGTTAAAGGCTCGCAGAGTTCTTTCTGAAAATGAAGCAGACCAATATGATGAAGGTGGTAATCCACTTTATTTCATAGTCTGTTCAGCTTCTCAGATTGAGTCATTGCTACATTCCCAACAAATCCAAAGTTCGGATTATAATAACATTCGTGCATTGGTAGAAGGGCAAACTAATTACTTTGCTGGCTTCCAGTTTATTAGGTATGAAAATATGCCTACTACTGGTACTGGTGATTCATTAGTTGAGAAAGTACTTGCATTCCATCCGCAAGGACTGACTTTCTGCTCTTGGGAAGAACCAATAACTGAGATTGAAAGACGTTCCGACAAATCGTTTGTACCATATGCATATTTTGAAATGGATATTGGAGCAACTCGTGTTTGGGAAGAAATGGTCATTCAAATCGACTGTTTCAAAACAGCTTAACCCATAACATGAAAGGACAATATGGCTAATGTATATGCAGTAGATTATGCAAAACGATTCTCAACCGTTCCAGCAAAGCTAACTAATGTAGCTACGCAGGGCGGAAGAATGCGAATTTTGTATGACACTTACACAGTAGTAGCGGCAACAGCCCAAAATGATGTTGTATATTTTGGTAGATTACCACCAGATAGCAAGGTATGGGAAGTTGCAATTCAAACTTCTGCTACACTAGGAAGTAGTTCAACAATTGATGTCGGCTGGCAAGCTGTATCTGCAACCGCTACAGCGGCAAATACAGACCTTGATGGTTGGCACGATGGTATATCTGGTGAAACCTCTTCCTCTTTTTGGAAGGTTGGTGGAGCTTCAACTGCATCAGGTAATAAGGGTATTGCAATTGCCCCTACATCTATACCTGATGAAGCAGATATAGTTGCAACACTTCTTGGGGCTGACCCAAATGCAGATGTAGTAATAAGTTTGATGTGTCACTATTCAATTGATTAACATCAATTAATAATCGGGGGTTAGGAAACTAGCCCCCATTTCTAACAGTTTAAATATGGACAAAACTGGTATAGCTAACCTTGCCTTGAGCAATCTAGGCGAAGCTAGAATACAATCATTAACAGAAGATAGCGCAAGAGCTAGAGCATGTAGCGCAAGAATAGATGGTGTAATAGAGACTGTCTTACGAATGCATGTCTGGAACTCTGCCTTAGAACGTCAACAATTAGTGTCAGGAGAAGCACCAATTTTTGGGTGGAACTATTCTTATCAACTTCCTGCTGATTGTATAAAAGTCGTAGAAGTTGAGCCTGTATCTAAATTTCAAGTAGAAAAGAAATACATTTTATCAAATGAAACATCTTTATATCTTCTTTATGTAGCAACTCCAACAGATATTAATAATCTTGACTCATTACTTGCAGAAGCAATTGCAATGAAACTTGCAGTAGAAGTTGCAGAAACGCTTACAAGTAAAGAAGGGTTAAAGAATGAAATGATGCAAAAATATGTACTTGCATTACAAGAAGCAAGAGGTGCTAATTCCAAAGATAGAACACCTGATCATAGAGAAAGATCCTCATGGCTAGATGCTAAAAAAGGGAGATATTCTGTTACTCATAGAACTTTTAATACTCCTACAATTGGTTATGAAGTTGATATGCAAGCATGGAAGACTAAATGAAATATGAATTTCTTCAACCTAAATTTACAGAAGGTGTATTAGCAAAAAGTCTTCAGGGTCGTTCTAGTGAAGAGTTTTATTCTTTTGGATACAAAGAGTCCAAGAATATGGTCCCTGTCCTCTCAGGCCCGGTTGTGAAACGCCCCGGTAGTAATTTTATTGGGGAAGTTAAAGATCCTACCGCAGTATTTGTCCCATTCTTCAAAGACAAAGATAATACTTATATTTTAGAATTAGGTGTTTTAATTGAAACAGTTACATCTAATATTTCTTCTGGCGATGCTACTGTGACAGTATCAGATACATCTAAATTATCTGTAAATCAAACTGTTACAGGTACAGGATTAGTTCCTGATGGTACTACCATTGCTTCTATTACAGATTCAACACATTTTGAATTGTCTGCAAATGCTAGTGCTACAAATGGTACTGCATCATTATCTATTGCTATAGGTTATTTAAGAGTCTGGTCACAATCCCAATTATTAAATGAAAGAACTGGCACTCCCGGT